TTATCTTAGCAAAGAATAGAGATAGAGCATATAAACCTAAATTAGAAATAGTTCACACCATTATAGATGGTGTAGAAGTTGCATACTTACATGATATAATCACCGACTGGAGTGAAGGTATGAATGCAAATGGTATAGGAGTTATCAATTCTGCTCTATTAGTTGGGCATGATGAAGCTGAAAAGAAATTGGTTAAAAAGGTTGGTAAACCTGGACCAGATGGTGACAAAATGAGAAACATCATTAAACAACCTACACTTAAACAGGCAATCAAAGCAGCACTTACATATAAGGGTAAGAGTTCATTATCTTTAAAAGGTCATACATTTGTATCATCTCCAAAACATATGGTTAGTATCGAAACTACATCAAAGCATACACCGGATGTAAAATTACAGAATACTGAAAGTCCTGTAGTTAGAACTAATCATGGACATGTATTTACAGATGCAGGATATACAAACGGAATTAAGTATCTATCTTCTAAGATGAGAAAAACAACTGCTGAAAAATCGGTAGATAAGGTAAGTGATTGGACAGAGATAGCTGCGGCAATGAGAAAAGAATTTTTTAAAACAGATTCACAATTAAATATGAGAAGACAAAGTGATGAAATGTGGACATCTTCTCAAACTGTGATGAATCTTACTGATAGAATACTACAGATAAATTACTTTGAAAGCAAGGTAGAATCATTTGAAGGAGTTAGAAGCGAATTACCAGACGGATATACTCCTAAGATTAAGATTGAGGTTGTAAAATTACCTTAATCTCATTTTCCATAATATATATAGATATACAAAATAGGTTATATGGCTAAAGAATTTAGAAAAGATTTAATGCATAAAACCCGCCGAGAATTGGTGGATTTTGTGTTTAGAGGGGAAGACCCATCAAAAGCGTTTGGTTATGAAAAATCTAATCCTCATATCAAAAGAGAGGTTGGTGAAGTATGGGAAGATGATATCTACCGATACGAACAGAAAGAAGGATTCGTACTAAAAACAGGTAAGAATCACGAGGCATTTCAATCAGCAAGAGAATTTTTAAGAGAACAGGATAATTGTAAAAATTCAGATTGCAAAAAAGAAAAGTATGGGCCTAACGATAAAATTTTAATTAAACAATCTGGATTTTGTATTGACTGTAATATAGAAATGGATACCGAAGCGACTAAGCTAGGAGTGTTTGAAGAGTATAAAAACTATAGAATATTTAATAGAGCAATTGCTAAGGCAAAAGAAGCTAGAACTCAAATAGAAAGTGGTATAAAAGAACTTAAACCTCAATATGAGTATATCTTAGAAAACGGACAAACTGAGATATGGCATTTACCAAAACCAATGGATGAAATGAAAGCTGATATGGAATTAGAAATTGCTAATATTGATAAAGGATTGTTAGAATTGGAAGAAGATATAGTTATATATGATAAAAAGTTAAGAGAACTTAACAACCCTATCATAAACAGAATTTTTAATGCAGGATAAACAATTATCTTTAAAGGATGTAATCAGACAAGAGTATGTTAAATGTGCGGCAGACCCCGTATATTTCATGCGTAAGTATTGTAAGATTCAACATCCTACAAAGGGTAAGTTAAGGTTTGAGTTATTTCCATATCAGGAAAAAACTTTATTACAATTTAAAGAACATCGATATAACTTAGTTCTTAAATCCAGACAAACAGGTATCTCCACATTAACCGCAGGATATTCTTTGTGGAAGATGATATTCAATCAGGATTATAATGTACTTGTAATTGCGATTAAGCAGGAGGTTGCTAAAAACTTAGTAACTAAGGTAAGGGTTATGTATGATAACTTACCGAGTTGGTTAAAGGTAGCGACACAGGAAGATAACAAACTATCACTTAGATTAGTAAATGGTTCACAAGTAAAGGCAATTCCATCTTCACCTGATGCAGGTCGTTCGGAAGCCTTATCACTATTGGTTGTCGATGAAGCGGCTTTCGTACCGGATATTAATGAGATTTGGGCATCAGCAACTCCGGCCCTATCAACGGGTGGAGCTTGTATAGCACTTTCTACACCGAATGGTGTGGGTAATTGGTTTCACAAACAATGGGTAGGTTCAGAGGAAGGAACAAATGAATTCAACCCAATCTATCTGCATTGGACAGTTCATCCTGAAAGAGACCAAAGATGGAGAGATGAGCAAACGAAAGTATTAGGAGAGAAGTTGGCAGCACAAGAGTGTGATTGTGACTTTATATCTTCTGGAGATACAGTAATTGCTCCTGAAATCCTAATGTGGTATAAGGAAACATTTGTTAAAGACCCGGTTGAAAAAGGTGGCTGGGATGGAAATTATTGGAAATGGGAATATCCTGACTACAATAAATCTTATATGGTTGTAGCCGACGTTGCCAGAGGTGATGCATCGGATTACTCCGCTTTCCACGTTATGGATGTGGTTAATAATGTGCAGGTTGCGGAATATAGAGGTAAGATAGATACAAAGGAATTTGGTAATTTCTTAGTTTCAGTTGCAACAGATTACAATAATGCACTATTAGTTGTGGAGAACGCAAACATTGGATGGGCGGCATTACAACAAGTAATAGATAGGGGATACAACAATGTATATTATCAAACATCGGATTACAAATATATTGATGTAGAAAAACAATATACTAACAAATACGGAGCAGAAGATAGAAGACAGGTAGCAGGATTTACAACATCAGCTAAAACTCGTCCTCTTATGATTTCCAAATTAGATGAATATTTTAGAGAAAAATCGGTTGTAATCCAATCGATGAGAACAATTGATGAGCTATTTACCTTTATATGGTACACCAACAGAGCAGAAGCTATGAGAGGTTATAATGATGATTTAACAATGTGTTTGGCAATTGGGTTATGGGTGAGGGATACCGCACTACGTTTAAGGCAAGAAAGAATGGATTTAGTTAAGCAAGGATTAAACTCTTTTTCATCAACTGGAGTGGATGCTGGAGTGTATAATCATCAATCTTTCCAAAGAAATCCATATGAAATGGATTTAGGTATGGAAAAAGAAGATGTAAGATGGTTATTTTAATATTTATATTAAGTTTACCTATATAATAGTGTTTTTAGAGTAGATTTAATATATATATGTATATATAGTGTAGTTTTAAGGATTATAGAAAATAAATAAAAAAATGGCAGAACAAAGTAATTCTTTTTTTGATAGATTACGAAAGGTATTTTCTACCGGAGTAGTTGTTAAAAAAGAAGGTAATAAGACTAGGGTCGTAGATACTGAAAACAGTCAGCAAGTAACAAACCTTAAATCTTTAAAGGATAGATTTTATAGATTGCAAACTGGGTACACTCAGGATGTATATCAAACCCAATTATCATATCAGGTAATTCGTAGAGAATTATTTTTAGATTATGATGCAATGGATAATGACCCAATTCTATCATCAGCATTGGATATCTATGCGGATGAATCAACTACAAAAAATGAATATGGTGATGTACTTACCATAAAAACAGAAAACCAACAAGTTAAAGAGGTATTAGAATCTTTGTTCTACGATACAATGAACATAGAATTTAATCTTTGGCCGTGGGTTAGAAACCTTTGTAAATATGGTGATTGTTTTATCACATTGGAGATTGCGGAAGGAGAAGGGGTTATAAACGTACACCCTCAATCAGTTTACTATGTAACAAGAACTGAAGGATTAAACGACCCACAGAGAATTAACAGAAAAGAGCAAGGTATTAAATTCACAGTCGACCCGGATAAATTTGGTAAGCATGAGTATGATAACTTCGAGATGGCTCACTTCCGTTTATATTCAGATACCAACTATCTACCTTATGGTAAATCGATGTTGGAAAATGCAAGAAGATTGTGGAAACAAATTACATTGATGGAAGATGCGATGATGATACATCGTATTATGAGAGCTCCTGAAAAGAGAATATTTAAAATTGATATTGGTAGTATTCCTCCACAAGAGGTTGATAACTATATGCAGAAGATTATTAATAAGATTAAGAAAACTCCGTTTCAAGACCAAAAGACTGGAGATTATAATCTTAAGTATAATATGATGAATATCACAGAAGATTTCTTTATGCCTGTAAGAGGTGGGGATAGTGGTACATCAATTGATACATTAGGAGGATTACAATACACTGCGATAGAGGATATTGATTACTTAAAAGCTAAACTATTTGCGGCACTTAAAGTTCCAAAGGCTTTCTTAGGATACGAAGAGGATATCAATGGTAAAGCTACATTAGCAGCGGAGGATATCCGTTTCGCTAGAACAATCGAAAGAATACAAAGAGTGGTAGTATCCGAATTAACTCAGATAGCTATTGCACATTTAATTGCACAAGGAGTTGAGGGAATGGATGCGGTTGATTTCAAATTGGAATTAACTAACCCATCTACAATCTATGAGCAAGAGAAAATCAACCTATGGGCTGAGAAAGTTAGATTGGCAACTGATATGAAAGCATTGAAGATGTTATCTAATGATTGGATTTATCAAAACATATTTAAACTTTCTACTGAAGAAATTGATGGAGAAAGAACAAATGTAGTTTACGATACATTTGATTTAAACCGATTAAATAAGATTGAGCAAGAAGGAGTAGACCCATACGAAGAACAACCTCAGCAACCGGAAGGTGGGGAACAAGCTGCTGAGGGAGAACAACCCGCTGAAGGTGAACAACCTGAAACTGGAATGATGGCTGAGCCAGCCGATGAACAACCTACACAGGAGGCGACTGATGCTAGTGCAGAGAATGGTAAATTGGGAGGTAGACCTCAATTGACAGGAGATAACGGCACAGATGATAATGCGTTCGGAAGAGACCCGTTGGGTAAAGCAGATATCACTCGTAACTTTGGAAGAGAAACCCGTCATAGTAGAATAGGTGAAAAACTTAAAAGTATTGCTGATAAAGATAAGAAATTAAGAGATGCGATACGAAATAAAATTAAATCAAATAACGCTAGAAAAGAGGGTA